GGGCAGGCTGATGCCCTGACCGCCGAACTAAATCGGGTAGCGAAAATCGTTACCGACGGTTTGGACTTTGGCGAGTGGTCGGGCTTGTCTGATGTGGTTGAGCCGATAATCAGACGCGCGGCGGAAGACGGGGCGGTTGCCGCCTTGTTGCATGTTATGCCTGACCCTGCTGTCGGTATGGTTACGAATATCCGCAGCCGTGCCGTCAAGTGGGCGCATGACCGATCCGCCGAAATGGTCGGTATGAAATGGGTGGGCGGCGAGCTTATCCAAAATCCTGCCGCCGAATGGCAAATCACAGAGGGAACGCGCGAAATGATACGCGGTCAAGTGGTCGAAGCTATGCGAAACGGCGACAGTGTGCAGGAATTGGCAGGCCGTCTGAAAGAATCTCACGCTTTCAGTAATACCCGCGCCCGAACTATTGCCAGAACTGAGACGGCGATGGCGGACGGCATGGGCAACCTGATAGGCTGGGAAGAGACCGGACTTGTTGCCGGGAAACAGTGGCTGACAGCTGAAGACGATAAAGTGTCAGAAATTTGCAATACCAATGGGGATATGGGCGTTATTGGGCTACATGAGCATTTTGCGCATGGTTCGCTGACGATTCCGGGTCATCCTAATTGCAGATGTACGGTTATCCCTGTTTTGGCAGAGGATATGCCTAAATCTTGATTCCTTTGGGTAGAGTGAGTGTTTGCCACCTCTTCGTGGGGCGGCTTTTTTTGGAGCAACGAATGGCGAAGTTATACGCGGAAATTGCCAAGATGGAGGCGCAGGACGACGGCACTGTCAAAGTTTGGGGGTATGCCTCAAGTGAAGCGGTCGATTCGGACGGCGAAATTATCGCGGCAGAAGCAATGAAAGCGGCTATTCCTGATTACATGAAGTTTGGCGCGGTGCGTGAAATGCACGGCTCAAACGCGGCGGGGACGGCTATTGAGATTAATGTAGAAGACGATGGGCGCACATTCTTTGGTGCTCATATCGTTGACCCTGTTGCAGTGACGAAAGTTAAAACAGGCGTTTACAAAGGCTTTTCAATCGGTGGCAGTGTTACCGCCCGCGATGAATTGAATAAGTCGCAAATTACGGGCTTAAAGCTGACAGAAATCAGCCTTGTTGACCGCCCTGCAAATCCTGATGCGGTGTTTACCTGCTACAAGGCAGACAAACCGAAAGCCGAGGAAGAGGCGGATAAGGACGAAGACGACAAGACAGCCGACAAAGCCGATGAAACGCCTGCCGATGATGCCGAAAAGTCAGATGACAAGGCGGATGGCAAGAAAGACGACAAAGAAGATGAAACCGAGAAATCGGCAAGCGTGAATTTGTCTGAATCTGAAATCGCTATCTTGAAAGCGGTATTGGCTAAAGCCGAGAAACCGAAAGACGAGCCGGTTGCCAAATCAATGTGGCAAGTCAAATCACTGGCTGACGTGCTGATGTCGCTGAAATGGCTGATTAATGATGCTGGTTACGACGGCACGGACGAAGACGTTGTCGCGCAAATTAAAGAATCAGCAGCCAGCCTTGCCGAATCGCTGAAAGCGTTGACGGTAAGTGAAGCCGATAAGTTGGTTGATGGTCTGGCAGCTAAAGCCGACAAATCAGACGACCTTGCCAAAGCCGAATCAGTGGACGAACTGGCAAAAGCGCAAGACGCGCTGAAAAAATCGAATGATGCCCTTGCTAAAGCACAGGCGGAAATCGAAAGCCTGAAGAAACAGGCAGCGCCGCCGAAAGGTAGCACGAAAGCTATCAGCAAGGCAGAAGATAACGGCGAAGACCCTTTAAAAGGTTTTGAGCCGATTGTAAAGAATGACGGTTCGCTTGATGATGTGGCAACACTCGTTAAGGCAGCACAAACAGGCCGTCTGTAACACCGCTTACAGGCGGTTTTTTTATTATCAGGAGCGATAAATGAACGTGAATCAACTCACACAAGAAACAATTGAGCTGATGAAGTCAGCACAAGCAAACGGCGAGCCGTTGAACAAAGGTTTTACACAGCCGACCAGCTTTACCACTGGTTTGCAAACCTACGACCTGTCCGCGCCGTCTCAAAAACTCTACCCGGTATTGACCCCGTTGCGTAACCGTATCCCACGCGTGGGCGGCGGCCGTACCATCGGCTCAAACTGGAAGGCTATTACCAATATCAACGTAGGTAATCAACGCGCGGGGGTTAGCGAAGGTAAACGCGGCGGGGTTATCAATCACGAACTGGTTGAACGAAACGCGCAATTCCGCGCCATCGGCTTGGAAAACGAAGAAACCTTTGAGGCACATTACGCGGCACGTGGTTTTGAGGACGTTAAAGCGTTGATGGTTGCCCAAACCTTGCAGGCTACTATGATTGCCGAGGAAATGATTTTATTGGGCGGTAACACCAGCCTGAAATCAGGCGTTACACCTACACCGACCGCTGCCGTTTCTGCTGACGCGATGGGTAAAATCAGCGGCAACACCTTGTCTGTAATCTGCGTGGCTTTGGGCTTGCAGGCATATTGGGACGTAGCAGGCGCAAACAACGGCGCAATCGGCCAAAGCTTGAATATCAAAACTGCTCAAGTACCGACCAAAATCACACGTCCAAACGCGGACGGCACGACCGATACAATCAGCGGCGGTTCTGCTCAAAAATCTGCTGCCGCTTCTGTTTCCGGTATTGCGACAGGCAAGAAAGTAACCGCTATGGTTCCAGCCGTTCGCGGCGCGGTTGCCTATGCTTGGTACTGGGGCGCTGCTGGTTCTGAAAAACTTGGCGCAGTTACTACTTCCGCTAAAGTGGATATTCTGGCTGACGCTGAAGGTACTCAAACCGCCGCTTCTTTACCGTCTGAAGACAATTCCACTTCTATCTTGGAATTTGACGGCCTGTTAACCCAAATCGCCATGCCTGATTCCGGCGCGTATTGGGCTGATAACAAAGGCAGCGGCCTGACCTCAGACGGTGCGGGCGGCGTGTATGAGTTTGAAGAAGCGTTTGCGAACTTCTATTCAAAATATCGCCTATCTCCTGACACAATCTACGTCAACGCACGCGATTTGGCCTCTTTGACTAAGCTGATTATCGGCAACGGCGGCGCACCGCTGATTAAGCTGAATGTGGACGTGAACAACACCGCAAACATTAAGGCTGGTGTCGTTGTTGGTTCGTACCTGAACAAAATCACAGGCGACGAATTGAACATCGTGGTACACCCGAACTTGCCTGCCGGTACTTACCTGTTCTACTCAAGCCGTCTGCCTGGCTACGTTCAAGGCGTGGGCAACTTGTTGCAAGTGCGTACACGCCAAGAGTATTACCAAATCGAATGGCCGCTGCGTTCCCGTAAGTATGAATACGGTGTCTATGTGGACGAGTTGTTGCAAGGTATGTTCATGCCTGCCTTTGGTATGATTACCAACGTAGGTTAAGCCTAATCAGGCCGTCTGAATTTTCGGACGGCCTATTTCTTTTGGAGATTTTGAAATGACTGAATTGGTTAAATTACAAGCCCCTGAGGGCTTTACCGATGTTTCCTTTGGTAGCCAAAGCTACGAAGTGGACGAAAACGGCGTGGTTGAAGTGCCTGCCGAAGCGGCGCAATTCCTGTATCAGTTCGGCTTTGGTAACGTGGTTGAAGAGCCTGCCGAAGCTGAAGAGCCTGAAAAAGGTAAGCGCGGCCGTAAAAAAGCTGACGCTGAACAGGAAGGGCAGCCTATTGACCCTGAAAAGACTGAGTAACGATGACCGACCTTTTCCTACTTGATTCGCTCAAGCAACGGCTTGGCGTTACCCATGACAAGCAGGACACATATTTTCAGACCTTGCTTGATGGTGTATCGGCGGCGGTTGAGGCTTTTATCGGGCGCAAACTCGAAGCGGCTGACTACGTCGAGCGATACAACGGCAATGGTAAGAATCGCCTTGTCCTGAATCAATGGCCTGTCATTTCCGTGTCGTCTGTAAAAATCAACGGACGATTAGTAGATGACTGGGACTTTGATAATTGGCTGTTGATCCGCCATGCCTGCTTTGCGCATGGAATCCGTAACGTTGAGGTGTCGTACCGTGCAGGCTACGAAACCATGCCTGCCGATATTCAGGAAGCTGTTTTGATTATCGCAACGCAACGCTTGAACGAAATCGAGAACAAGGGCGTGCAGAGTAAAAGTCTTGCAGGGGAAACAATATCCTTTTCGAGCTTTAGCCAGTCGGGTGGTATTCCGCCGTCCGCTTACGCCATTTTGATGGAATACAAGCGAAAGGCCGTCTGAAATGCTGAACGTTGAGTTTATCGGAGGCGATGCAATCGCGGCCGTCTTGAAAGCTTATTCTGACGGCGTGCAGTCGGCGGTTGAAAAGTCTATCGGTCGGTCGG